TCAGTCTTGAGCGGCAGATCGCTGGCCCACAGCACCATGGTCTGCGCCGTGGTCACGTTATTGACGACGAACGCGCCGATATAGAGCGTCGGGCGCGTCGCTTCCGGCACCTCGGTGTCGGCGGTGCCGTCCACATCGAGCGGCCGGGCGTAGAGAGCGAGGACCGTCCCTTCTGTCGGCGCCGTGCCGAAAATGACGTTGCTCAGGACGAACTCGGCATCCGGATAGTAGGCGCCATCGCTGACGATGGAATAGGTCGCATCGTCGGCCTGGACGACGGAGTTGTTGGTGATGGCTGCGCCGTTGGCTTCCAGCGTCTTCGGCGTGCCGATCTTGACGATTGCCTCGTTGGCCATGTCAAACCCCCATCGTCAGGCGGCCTTCGGCGACATTCAGGGCATCGCTGACGGCGTTGAAGTGAATCGGCGGGGCGGCCACGGAGCCGCGCTCATGCAGGGCATTCCGGCCGTGCTTGCTCAGCAGCCCATCGGCCTGTAGCTGATCGAGCAGGCCGGCCGTCAAGGGTGCGAATAGATTGACCTTGCCGGGTCCGATATTCTTGGCGTCGGCCAGCACGGCAAAGGCCATGCCGGCCTGCGGATGCCCCTGCAGCTGTGCCGTCTTCAGCACCATGTAGTCGCCGGTCGAGAACAGCACGTCAAAGACGTCCTCGACGGGAATGCTGATCCGGACGGCCTCCTGCCCGGCGGACAGGATGGCGGCAATCTGCACGTCGTTGCGATCCGGCAACAGCGGATCGATGGACACGATTTCCGTAGCCGTCAAATCGCGGCCGACGAGACCTTCGAGGGCTGTTTGCTGAGCCGGCGTCATGATCAGTTATCGACCTGGAACGACAGCTGCCCGGCCGCGAACTTCAGCGTAAAGCCGGCGCCGCTCACCGAGATGATCTGGGCGTTGTCGATGGACAGCCAGCAGTTGCCTGCAGCTGCCGCATCCATGAACCACACCGACTTGATGTCGCCCCAGGCGCCGGTCGAGGTCGGGAAAATCAGGTCGATGTTGTTTTCGCCGGTGCCGTCGGTACCGGTCGAGGCCGTCGTGCTGCCGGGCGCTTGCGTGCCGCTGAAGTTGGCCAAGGAAGGCACCACGGCCAGACGGGCATAACCATTGCCGACCGGCTCGGTCGGCGCACCGGAATCGGAGCGCAGGTTGGTACCCAGCGCCAGATACCAGGTGGCGGGCACGCCCAGCGCCTGGGCGCGCAGCAGGGCGTCGAAGATTTTGTTTTCGGCGTAATCGCTCAGGTTCATGGCGGCGGCCTCAGGCGATGCGTTCGGAGGTGTTGGCCATGATCACCAGCTTGCCTTCGCCGTCGCCGACTTGCAGCGGCTCGGTAACGAAGGCCAGGCTGAGCATATGCACCTGGCCGTCGGCGAGACGGACCGTGACATCCTCATCCTTGATGGCGTTGATCGCGGCGTGATCGATGCCGCGCTGCAGGTTGATCGACAAGTCGAGCTTGGCCGGCAGTTCGGTTTCGGTGTAGCCGCCGTCGCTGGCCAGGCGGCCGGGCTTGTGCGCCCGCTGCACGCCGCTCGGGGTGAAGGTGTTGCCCTTGTCGGCCAGCGGCAGCTTGCCGACGCTGGGCACCGACACGGAGCGGATGTTGTTGAGTTGTGCCATGGTGGCTTCCTTTCAGATCAAGTCGGGTCAGTAGGTAGGCACAGCCTTGTAGAACACGCTACGGCCGGCCAGGACGTAATACGGCGAGAGCAGGATCGGCGTGTCGCGGTAGTTGAAGCGGCTCGGGTTGGTCGGGTCTTGCTGGACCGCCAGGGTGTCCTTGTAGTAGTCATAGGCCTGCACCCAGCCGTATTCCTCCATCAGGGTGTGTTTGTAGACCGACAGCAACATGGCGCGCACATCGTCCTCAGTCGTGATGCGCAGGCCGGGCCGGTAGCCCTCATTGCTCTTGGCCGCAGCCGTGCCGACGAAACGGCGCGCGCCGAAGCGCTGCTCGATCCGGATGCGCTCCATCAGCTCGGCAACGTTGATGTCCAGGAAGGCGTCATCGGATGCGCCGTCGGGGCGGAACTGGAACATCGAGACCAGGCGCTTGATGCTGCAGGTGCCATCCTTGCCGACCTGCATCACCGACATGCCCTTGAACAGCAGGCTATTGCCGTTCGTCCAGTCGTGGTAGGTCTTCGCCATCAAGCCGGGCAGCGGTACGCCTTCGAGCGATTCGGCCGGGCTGTTGTACAGCTTTGGCGCTGCTGCAGCCACCAGCGTGGCCGCTGCCTCCCACGTCGAAGGCGGATTGATCTCCAGCGACAAATCGCAAATGTGCTCGTAGTTGCAGCCGGTGCCGAAGGCCGCCGCCGCCGCGTAATCGCCGCGATGCGTGGTGAAGATGCGGAAGCCCTGCTGGACGGGCGGCTTGTAATGCAACTGGCTTTCGGCGTGCCAGGCCGCCAGCGTGGCAGCGTCGTTGATACCCAAGCCGATGTAGCGATACCAGAACTGGCCGAGGATGGCCGTCAGGTTGCCCGGTGCCGGGTCGCCGCTACCGCCGGCCATGGCGGCAATGGTCAGGCCGAGGCCGACGACGGCCGCTTCCTTGAAGAAATTGAGGCGCAGGTCGATGGCGTTGCCGCAAGTGCCCTTGTGGCGGGCGGTCAGGGTCACCACGGCCGCAGCGGATGTCGCCGTGACCGGAATGTCGGTGCCGGCCGCATTGATCGCGGCGGCGATGGCGGTGGCGATCTGGGTCGGGGTCTGGCCGGTGACCATCGCCACGCTGACCAGCTTGCCGGCGATGTACAGGGATAGCGTGCCGGCCACGGTCGGGACCGTATTCACCGTGATGGTGCCGGTCGCCTGCACACCGGCCGCGTTGTCGGCATAGGGCAGGATGTACAGGTCGAGCACAGGATCGACGGCACGGTAGCGAGCGGCCATCTGGGCCAGCATCGAACCGGCGCCGGCCTTGGCGATGGCATCCTGGACGCCGGAGACCTGCACGATCTCGCCGGCGGCGGCGGTGCCGGCCGGCAGCTTCTGGCCGACCAGCAGCACGGCGGGAATGTCGCCACCGAGGCCGGCCTGCGAGCCGTCGACCTCGATGTAAGCGCCGGGATAGCGCAAGGCGGTGGGAACCTGGGCAAAGGAAATCATGGTTGCTCCTCAAGAAGGGTCAGGCCGCCGTAGGCCGGCGGGTCGGGCAGGTAATTGGTGATCAGCGCGTCGAAGGTGTAGCGGTCGCGCCAGTAAATGTCGGAGTCGGTGTATTCGACGATCTGGCCGCCGCCGAACTGCATCGGCCGCACGTCCGGCTCGATCTCCCAGCCGAGCAGCCGGTCCTTGATGGCCTGGCGGTAGTGCAGCAGGATCTCGTCGGACTCGCCGGGAAAGTGCTCGCGGGCATTCTCGATGGCGATGACGATGTCGAAGCCGGTGGTCAGGTTCTCGGCACGCTCGCCGGCATGCTGCGAACGCTCGGCCGCACGCATCACCCAGGCCGCCGGCAGCGGCAGCGCCTCGGCGCGAATCTGGGCAAACGAGCCGCCGCTGCCCACCTGGCGAAACCAGGGGTGCTTGAAGCCGGCCGGCTTGTCGGTGAGCAGTGCGATCAGCGGCAGCAGGGAAATCAAAGCCCCACCTCGTCGACGTAGCGGCTGCCGTAGCGGCCGGGGTTGCTTTCAATGCTGACCAGGTCGGCCGGCGGCGCCGGGTCGCTCGGGGCGGCCGGCACCAGATTGACCTGACCGGCGGCATGCTGTTTGAGCATGGCCACGGCGGCGGCGTAGGCTTCCTGGACTTCCTTGGTCATCCGCTCGGCGCCCTGCAGGTAGTAGAGCGCGATGGTCGAGGCCAGGCGGGCGAGCAGCGTGGTCTGCACCTCGGCCGGGATGCCATAACTGACCATCGCCGCATCGGCATCGGCCAGCGCCTTGTCGATGGCGTCGAGCGCCTCGGCCAGTGCCTGCTGGTGCAGCGGGTCGTAGATGCCGAGATCGCCACCCGCCACCGCCACGCGCAGCGCATCGTCCGGCGGCATCTCGCGGTCGGCCGGCACGGCCAACTGGGCGAGGCGCCGGGCATTGCAGCGGGCGAGCAGATCGGCGCGGGTGGCGAATCCCATGTCAGGCACCCAGCAAGGCTGCGTCGCGTTCGGCCGCGCTCACCGGCCAGCCGGTAATGGCGGCGATGCTTTCGGTCTTCGGCTTGCCGCCGGCGGTCCACAAGTCGGCGTTGTCCTGGTCCATGGCATTGACGGCGGCCTTGATCGCCGCCGCCAGTTCGACCGGGTCGGTCGGCTTGACGGGCGCAGACGCCGGAGGCTGACCGGTAACCGGCGGCTTCGGTTCGACGGCGGCGCTATCACCTGCCGACGCGTCCTCTTCGAAGTCAGCCGGTCGCTGATCGGTCACCTCCAGCATCTGCTCTTCTTCCAGGCGCTGGGCAGTGGCGGCATCGAGATCGCTCACCTTCTTCCAGGCCCGGCCAAATTCCATGCCGCAGCGGTAAAAGCGCGTGGCTTGCTGACGCTGCTGAATGCGCACGTACAGGGTTTTCAGTTCTTTCATTTTGGTCTCCAGACCCCGGCCGGCCGATGCCGGCGCGGGGGTTAGCTACTTCGCTCGCGGGGGGATATCAGTTACAGCCAGGGCGTCACAACCAGATTGACCTTGTTGTAATTCGTGTTGCTGGCGCCATTGGCGTTTTGCTGGGCCTTGAGCAGGGTCTCGGCGGCAGACAGGTTGTCCGGGCCGACCAGCAGGGTGTCGGCAACGATGCCCAGCTTGCGGTTGCCATCGCCCTTGAACTTCATCATCGCGGTATAAGCCGCCTGGAAGTTCGCCGCATCAAGCGTTGCCTTGGAGCCGAAGGCACACTGCCAAAAGCCGAATGCCGCCTCGCCGCGATAACGGCCACCGAAGCTGAACACGTCGTTGTCGAACACGTTGCCGTTCTGCACCGAAGTAACCGAGTCGAACTGCGGCGCGATGCGTTCTTGCAGGTAGAACGGCGAAGCGGCACGCTTGGTGCAGAGCAACACCCACGGCGCACCGGCACCGGCCTGGTAGTTGGAAACCGTGGTCGCCACACCGGTACCGTCTTCGTTCGGCGCAACCGGGTGATCGGTGTCGAAGAAGTACTGGCCGTCGTAGCAGTTGGTGGTGAAGCCCAGGCCGACCAGGTTGAACACCAGGTCGTTCATCAGGTCGCTGGCCGACTGGCCGGCGCCTTCGGCCAGCATTCCGTACTGGCCGAGGTTGTCGTCTTCCCAGTCTTCGCGCTTGACGTCAACCGTCGTTTCGAACTTGCGGTTCGGGACGTTGTAGCCGTTTTCCTTGAACACCTTGTGCAGGCGGGAGCCGACCCACTCGCGGAAGGCCGGAAACTGCGACAGCCACTCGTAGGTGTTGGACTTGCCGGAAGACGGAATCTTCTTGGCGATCTTCATCCAGTCCGGAGCGGTCATCGCCAGGCCCGCGTTCCAGCGGGCCAGCAGGGTAGTCTTGAGCAGATCGAGCTGCGCTTGCGTCATGGTCGTTGCCATTGAGTTCTCCAGTCAGATTCGGGGCGCGGCGATCAGCCGGCCTGGGTTTTACGGGCGGCCAGGAACTGCTCGGGGGTAACCCCCATCTTCGAGCAGGCGGCACGTTCTTCCTCGGTCAGGCCGTCGGCGCCGTTGCTGGCGGTGTCGGACTGGCGCGCGAGCGCGATGGGCGAGGCGGTTTTGAGGTATTCCTTGAGGCTGACCAGCGGCTGTTTTTCCGCCCAATCCTTCTGGGCCGGAATAAGCTTCGGCGACTCGCCAGACAAGGCGGCTTCGATCAGCTTGGCCTTTTCATCGGCTTCGGCCTGGGCGGCGGCAGCTTCCTTCTCGGCCTTCAGGGCAGCGACCTGCGCCACGGCGCTGTCGCGTTCGGCCGTCAGCGCGGCCACGATGGATTGCAAGGTGTCGCGCTCTTTGGTCAGCGCGGCGATCTGTTCAGGGGTCATGTCATCTCCCGGTGGGTTCCCGGGAAGGCGCCCGGCCGCAGTTAGATAAAGGTTGGCCAGCGCACCGGCCGGTATGGCAGAAAGGGCAGCGCGGCGGGCGAGATCGACGGCGCCGAGGTCGCCGAGCGCCGGGTTGTTGGTCAGCGCCACGGACAGCAGCTGGGTCGGGCGGCCGGTCTTCACGTCGAACAGGAAGCACGGCGAGGAATAGCGATAGACCTTCTTGGCAATCGCCTCGGCGGCATCGGGAACCCATTCGCAGCAGCCGAACAGGCCACGGCCGGCGACATACACCAGCTTGGTGATCCAGCCGGCGGCGCGGCTGTCGCCCCACAGGCTGTTGTGCTCATAGTCGTAGAGGATGGGCTTGCCGCTGGCTTCGAGCTGCGCGATCAGGTCGGCGCCGACAGCGGCATCGACCAACCAGTCGGTCAGCGCGCCATTGGTCAGACTGGCCGGGCGGCCGTCGTCGGAACGGAACACGCCATCCGGCAGGATGTGGACATTGCAGCCCTCGGGGTAATCCTGCTTCGCCAGCAGGTCGATGACCAGGGCGGCGATCTGCTGCAAGTGCGGGTTGTTCTGGGACACGGGCTGCTCCGTTGATGTGTTGGGAGCATTGTGTCGAGGCAGTGGCTATCGCACCCCGCTGGAAACGTTTCCGGCGTGCCGGAGGCCGGACCTTCAGAAACGCGCTACAAGGCGTTTTCGGGTAGTCGCCGGTACGCAGACAGCCGACAAGTCGTTTGAGCGGCTTTCAAATGGGTTTCAAATGGGTTTTTGGCAGGGTTGGTGATCGCTGCGACCGGCAGAAAAACAAAAACCCCGCCGGAGCGGGGTTGGTTAGGGGATTTATACGGCGGGCGCTAACTGGGTGTGAGTATCGCCGGTGATCTCGGAGTGCTTCACGCATCCGAAGTCAGACGGTGTAGTGATCGCCCGATTATCCAGGAACATCCAGAAGCGCAGCTCATGACACTTCGGCATACCGTCAAGGTCTTCGGGTGGCGGCTTCACCCAGTGGGCGCAGGTTTTACATGTTTTCATGGGCATCCTTTCAATGCATCGATTGTCGATGGCTTATCCAAACAGATCAAGCTGCCCCGCATTGCCTTCCGGCACGTCGCTGCGGATGTTGGTGATCTGCCGGCTGCTTAGCCGGTACTGCAGCGCCTGATCGCGGATGCTCTGTTCCCTGGATGTCTCGCGAATGGCAGCGTTGCGTACCTGTTGCCACAGCTTGTCCGGCTTGGGCAGCCATACCCGGCCGGCAGCGTCCATGTGCGGCGCCAGGGTATGGCGCAGGCGCTCCAGCTCGTCCTGCTCCAGGCCGATGGCGACCGTCTTGTGAGCCGGGATGTTGATGTTCACCCCGCCGCGCAGGGACAGCCAATCGCGCGCACGGACGTAGCCGAGCGCCTTGACCACGGCCTTGAGCACCGGCGGCAGCAGGGCGAGCAGTTCGGCATCGACGGTCGGCCAGTCCATGCTTACCTCCGCTGCCAGCCCTTGAGCGCCTCGATCAGCTTCTGGCGCTCTTCGGTGCTCAGGCTGTCCAGGTCCGGCACCTCGTGCCCGGTCTGCCGGCCGCACCAGGCGAGTAGCGCCGGGCGGCTGGCGTTCTCGATGCGGCCGCTGTCGCCGAGCTTGCCCCACAGGCGCACGATGTGCGCGATGTCGGGCGGCGTGGCCTTCCGGGTAGCGCCTTCCTTGAACACCTTCTTTTCGCGCGGCCAGCCGCGCCGGGCGTAGTCGTCGAGGACCGACGACAACTGCGGCACGGTCATGGTCAGCGACGATATCTTGTCGCCCCGGCGGCGAGCGCCGTGCAGGGCGAGCAGATCGCGGTGGCTGTCGTCGGACCAGCCGGGCAGGTTCTTCAGCGCCCAGCCCCTGGCGATGCCGATCAGTTGCACCAGGTGATTGGCCAAGCCGCTCATTTGCGCGCCTCCAGCATGGCGTCGGCGACGGCATAAGCGATGATCGCCACGGCTCGCACGTCCTCATCCAGGATCACGGCGGCGCCCGCCACTTCCGTCTGCCTCATGGCTTCCGGCAGCGCCGCCATCGCGAACTCGTCGCGCAGGTTGCGGCGAAGGCGGCGGTTCTCCTGCTCAAGCTGACGGTTCTGGATGCGCAGCATGTCTTCGTCGCCGCCGCTCATGCCGTCCGCTCC